GATTGAAAAATGAGAAGTATTGAAGAAATTGAAAAAGAGATTGAGAGATTAAACAAAGAAAAAGAAGAAGTAGAAAGAATTAGGAAAGAAAATTTAGCAAAGGAAAAAGACAAAAGAAGAGAAGAAGTAAATAAGGCATACGAAAATTATATTACACTAAAAGAAAAATATGAAAAAGACTATGAGGTGTATTATAAAAGATATACAAATAATTATGACTTTACTAAAGAATTTGCTAATATGTTGGGAGGTATTTTTTAATGAATAGGATTAGTAAAAAGCAAATAGCAACACAAAATATTATAGATACATATAACAGAACACTAAAGAATAATCTTGTCAAAAATCTTGTCAAAAATATTAATATTGGGTTCATAACGGCTAGTCAATTATATTTAGATAAGATTAATAATGGCTGTACATTAGAAGAACTCAAAGAATTTATTGAATTAAATTTAAAAAATAAAGATTTAATCGAGAAGGTGAAATAGTTGGATATTAAAGAAATAAACAAAAAGCAAGAAGAATATAATGATATGATTAACTTACTTGAAGTTGAAATATTTCAAACTAAAGAAAAATTAGTAGAACTTGTTAACAAATATTTAGAATTAACAGGTCAAACTCCAAAAGATAAATTAACATTTAGTAAAGTGGCAGACATATTTGGAACTACATATGATAATATCAATACTATAAATGGTTTTTTAAAATTATTTGGTAAAAATATTTTTTAATTTTATTAACAGAGAAACAATAATAGCCGAGTGAGAGTAGGCTTTTAATATAGATTTATTTATATAACCTCTTAATGAGTTTAAATAGATTATTATTAAGAAAGGAATTTAAAAGAATATGGCATTTACATTAACAAAAGCAAAGAGAGAAAAGTCAAAAGCAAGAATATGTTTATCTGGAACTAGTGGTTCTGGAAAAGCTCAACCAGTAGATACGATAATTCCTACACCTAATGGAAATAAAAGACTTGGTGATATTAAAGTTGGAGATTATGTTTTTGATAGATTTGGCAATTCTACAAAAGTGTTAGCAGTATTTCCACAGGGTAAAAAGGAAGTTTTTGAGGTCACATTATCTGACGGTAGAAGTACACTTTGTAACGATGAACATTTATGGAGTTATTATACGAGCAAAGGCAATTTAATAACAAAGACATTAAGAGAAATGATGGGTACTGGTCTTATTAAAAATGATGGTGGACATAGATATAAAATTCCTGTTAATAAAGCAGTTGAATACAAGGAGAAAGAATTAGATGTGTCTCCTTATGTATTTGGCTCTTTTATTGGAAAAGGTTGTCTGACAGAAAGTGCTTTAACATTATCTAGCAATGATGTTGAGCAGGTAGAAAAGGTAGCAGATTTGTTAAACTCAGTTCCTATTAAACAACACGAAAATAATTATAATTGGAAATTTGAAAGAGCCGATAAATATATAGCAAGTAATAAAAAAGAAGTAAAATATTTACAAACCAAAGAAATATTTAATGATTTTTATGGCAAAAAATCAAATGATAAGTATATTCCTGATGAATATAAATATGGTTCTATTAAACAAAGATATGAATTATTACAAGGATTATTTGATACAGATGGTTATATTTCAAATAATATTCCTAGATTTCAAATCTCTTATTCTACTGTATCTAAAAAGTTAGCTAAAGATGTTATGGAAATTCTTTATAGTCTTGGATATAGTTGTAGCCTTAGTGAAGATAGAAGAGAAGATAGAAATATTTGTTATAGTGTAAATGTGTTAATTTCAAACGAAGAAAAAGAGAAATTATTTACTTTACCTGGAAAATTAGATAGAGCTATGTCTGCTAATAAATATGTTAAACGCAGAGATTATGATAAGATGATAATAACAGATGTTAAAGATTTAGGTTATGAGACAGAAATGGTTTGTATCTATGTTGATAATAAAGAACATCTATATTTAACAAATGATTATATTGTTACACACAATACACTCTCTGCTCTTTACCTTGCCTATGGTATTACTAAAGATTGGAATAAGATTGCAGTAATTGATTCTGAAAGAGGAAGAGCATTAATGTACGCAGATAGAACTGATTTGCCTTATCCGACAGGAGAATTTTTACATTTAGATTTAGAGCCACCATATACAGTTGAAAGATATATCGAAGCTATGAGAGTTTGCGAAGAAGCGGTGGGGGAAGATGGTATTATTATTATTGATAGTGGTTCTCACGCGTGGAAAGGAGAAGGTGGTGTCTTAGATGTAAAAGAGAATATTGCTAATCAAAGAGGATTAAATGATTTTAGTGCTTGGAATAAAGCAGGTAAAATTCAGAATAGTTTTGTTGATACAATTATGGATTTAAAATGTGGTGTTATCATCACATTAAGAAGTAAAGCAGATTATGTTCAAGAAAAAGATGAAGAAACAGGAAAAACTAGAGTTAGAAAAGTAGGATTAGCACCTGTTCAAAGAGATGACTTTGAATATGAATTTATGTTAGCACTAGACATTGACAAAGATACTCATAATGCCACAATAGTTAAAGATAATACATTCTTAGATGCTCAAGGTTTTTATGGAAAAGTAACTCCTGAACTTGGCAAAAGATTAAAAGAATGGATGAATGATGGTGTCGAGCCAACAATTTATACTTGCGAATGTTGTGGAAAGAAAATTAAGACTTTTGCGTTCGAAGATGGAACTACATTATCACCACAAGAAATTGTAGAAAAGTCTAAAGAAACTTATGGCAAGCAGTTATGTATGGATTGTGTTTTTAAGGCAAGCGAAGAAGCAGAATCACAAGAATCTGAAACAACAGAATAGTGAATAATAAATAATATATAAATAACAGATAATAATAACAATAATAATAACAATAATAATATAATTCAAGGAGAATAAAATATATGAAGATTAATGAAAAAGAAATTAGACAAGCAGAAAATGTAGTAGAAACAGTAGGAACAATTAGCGAGTATAATATTTCAATTAGAGAATGTATTAGAAAATGCGATATTGATGGTGAAGATACCAATGTACATAGTGCTTGGATTGGTGGTACAGTTGTTGTAACATCTAATGGAGCAGAGATTAAGCATAGTTTTACTTATTTAGATACAATTAGACACACCAAAAAAGGAGATGAAAATTCAAAGTTTAAAGGAATTTTAACGGCTCTAGGTTATGATGTAGCTTTTAATTCGGACACAAAGAAATTAGAATATACAAAAGTTGATTCACCACTTATTCCTAAAATTCCTAGTAAAATTACTTGGATAGATGAAAACAAGAATGAAGTTAATTCTGTTACAATTCAGCCAAATGGTGAGCCTACAAGAGTTAAGGTAACAACAAAATTAGCAACAAATATCGGTCTTAACAAAGATAAGAGTAATTTAAGTTTTTATGATGATTTACCAATTCAGTATATCTCAAGAACAAAAGTGGCTGATGAAGATAGTTGTAGATTTGTTGTTGAAGGTGTAATTAAAGATATTTATCTTGAGCCAAAGGGAGATGGCACAACAACAGACAGATATAATGTAGAATTAGTAGTTCCTAATTTCTTTAATGTAGATGTATTTAAGTTAGTAATGTTGAACTCTTGGGAAAATGTGCTTGAAGATGGAGAAACAATTCAAGTCACAAAAGATATGTTCTACGATATTAATAATCCTGATAATTCATTCTGTAAGATTGGGGATACAGTTAAATTAAGTGGAGATATTGAAAATCACCCAGTTGGACTTGTTAAAGTTAATACAACAACTAGAAAATCTTTTGGTGGTGGTTCACAAGAAATTAGAAGTGGCTATGACAGAATTGAAAGAACAATTAAAGCAGGAGATATTGTAGACGGAGAAGATAAGTATGATATTGAACTTATTAAAAAAGCATTAGAAGAGAGAGAAGTATTTCTTGATAATGAATACAACAGATTAGTGGAATATCAGAAATCAGCACTTACACAATCTAAACCAAATCCATCTGATACTAAACCAACATCTAATCCTTTTGGTGGCTCAACATCAAGTGCTAACGCAAATCCTTTTGGTGCTAAAAAGAAAAATCCATTTGGATAATTTAATAATCTAATTAAATTGATAAATAATAATTAAAATATAAAGCATAGGAAACCATTTTAAGACCATTTTAAGTCTAGGCTTAATAAATTATGGCTTAGAATGGTTTTCGCTATATATAAGGCTAACAGAAAGCGAGAAAGTGTTAATATGAAAAAGTATACTGTGAATCATTACGGAGATGAGTTTTTAGTATTAGAATATGACTCTAATTTAATTAAACCTAGAGAGTTAAATGAGTTGTATGTTAATCTTAAAAATAAACTTGAAAAACCTATTTTAATGCTACCAAAAGGAATAACTTTAAGTAATTATACAATGGAACAACTATTAATATTTAAAAAAATATTTATGTGAAGCAATGGAAAATAAGGAGAGTGAATAAAAAAAGATATTAATAGAATTGACGGCTTTTAGATGGGTTTAAACATATATGGAAAGATAATTATGATTTAAGATTTGGTCAAATTGTTTTAAATCTATATAATTATATTTATAAAAAATATAAGATTGATATGTTTTTATTGAATATGATAAATTAATAAAATATCTAAAAGAATTTCTAGGAGATGATAAAAAATGATATGCCGTTTTTGTAAAAAAGAAATAGATAAAAGTATTGCATACAAGCATAATAATACTGATAGAGCTTATTATTGCAATTATGAACATTGGAAAATGCAACAAGAAAAATCAAAATATAAGCCCAAAAAAACCAAAAAGAATGGTGAGCCAAATGAAAGAAGAGAATTAACAGATTTGATTATGAGTTATTATATTGAACAAGGAATTGAAAAACACACTATTAATTGGTCTATTGAAACTGCTAGAATAAAAAACATATTAGATGAACATAAAGACTGGTTAATAACGGGGTTAACTTATACATTAAAATATATGCACGATATTGAAGAAGTAAACTTATTTTCAGAACAAACTAATTGTATTATGGCTCTAGTTCCATTTTATTATGTAAAAGCTATGGAATATTACAATGAAACAACGGAGATTGAAGATGCTATTAATAATTTTAATTTTAGCGAAAAGGTTATTAAAATTAAAAAAGGGAAACATAAGCATAATAAATTCAAAGAAATAAATATAGATAACTTATAATTAGCTTGACAATTAGCAAGAAATATGATATAATGTTCTTACAATAAAAGAAAATGAAAGGAAGGTAAAAAAGTTGATTTATTCAAATTCAATAGCAGATAGGTTATTAGGATGTTTGTTAATTAATACAGATTTATGTATTAATACAAAATATCCATTAGACAAAGATGAATTTATTCCACAATTTCATAAGATTATGTATGCAACATTATATAATCTTGCAATTAGAGGAGTAAAACACGCAACAATTCAAGATATTGATGAATTTGTTAAGCCATACGAAGCACAATATAATGTTTTAAAAGAAAATAATTTTATGGATTACATTAATGTTATATATGAATTGGCAGATGTTGGTAATTATGAATATTATTATAATGAGTTTAGAAAATTTAGTTGTTTAAGAGAATATCAAGAAAAAGGTTTTGATATTAAAAAATTTTATGATGTAGATAAAGAAGAGCAAAGTCAATTAGAAAATTTGAATCAGTACAATATAGACGATATTATTAATTGGTTTGAAAAACAACAATCAGATGTTAGAAAAAAAATTTATGCTTGATAATAATATAGAAACTATGATTTGTGGCGATGGATTTGATGATTTTTTAGATGAGGTTGAAGAAGAACCAATGATAGGTGCTGGATTGTGTTCACCTATTTTGAATAGTCTGTATCGTGGTTGGTGTAGAGGACATTTAATTTTAAGAGGAAGTCCAAGTTCATTTGGTAAAACTTGTATAGGAATTAGTGACCAAAATAATGTATCTGTGTTAAAGGTTTGGTCTGATGAAAAAAATCAATATATTAATAATCCATATTATCAAGGCAAAGGTGCGTATATTCATACTGAACAGAAAATGAGAGAAGAAATTCAGCCTAGATTTATGGCAAACATTAGCCATATCCCATATCATAAAATTTTAGATGGTGATTTTACAAAAGAAGAAAAAGAAAGACTCGAAGAGGCTAGTAGAATTACTAAAGAAAGCAAATTAAAACTTATTAATTATCCTGAATTTACTGCTAATGGATTAAAAGAATTAATTAAAAATTTAGCATTAGATGGGTATGAATATATCACATTTGATTATTGTTGGGATAATTTTTATATTGGTGCTGAATTAAAAGCAATTAGTGGAACTGCAGTTAGACAAGATATGTCTTTATTGCATCTTGTTGATACTTTAAAACTTTCAGCAGAACAAAATAATGTAGCAATAGCAACTATGATACAATTAAATGGAAGAGAAAAAGAAGTTAAAATAGTTGATGAATCTTGTTTGTTTGGTTCTAAGTCTGTTAAGACAAAATTAGATAATGGTGCTATTTATATGTATCCTAGACAAAAAGAGTTAAAACAGGTGGATACACTTATTGCAAAATGGAACTCTTTGCATAATCCACAAGCCTTTGGAGGAAGAATAGAACCAAACGCAGTGTCGCATTGTTTTAAAACTAGATATGGAAGATACGGATTAAATGTTAAGGTATGGCATTATGTTGATAATAGTATAGGAAAAATGATAGATATGTTTGCAACAACTTGGGATAATAAACCTATTGATATTCCACCAATGTATATTGAAAGAAAATAAATAAAATAATTTATAAAAAGGAGATAACAGTATGCAGTTTAAAGATTTATTCAATTATGATTCAGATGAAAAATATTTTAAATATATTGAAGAGAGAGAGGAATTTTAATTAATGCCGATTGTATAAATGTAATTTCTAAATTAGATGATAATTTTTCAAATATAACTTTAACTGATATACCTTATGATAATGTGAACAGAAAAGATAACGGGTTAAGAAAAATAGACAAAGGGAAAGCAGATATTTTGACATTTGATATACAAACATTTTTAAATGAATTATACAGAGTTACAAGTGGCACTATTATAATTTTTTGTGGTATGAATCAATTAAGTGAAATATTTAATTATTTTGATAATTATGCAAAAAAAGGAAAAGGAACTGTTAGGCAGTTAGTATGGAGAAAAACAAATCCCAGCCCTATGAATGGTGATTATATCTATTTAAGTGGACTTG